ATAGAGATAAAGCCTTCTAATTCCATCGTATCAGCTGTTTTTGTTGTCCTGCGTGTTTTTGCTTTACAAGGCTATGCCATTTGTATTCGTGGGTCAAGCCCATATTTGCGTGGTACTGCCCCAAAAGTTTGCAGGACATCTCCCAAGCCGAATTGTGCGTAAATCCTACGCCTCCGTAAAGGCCGAGGATATAATAGTTCTCATAGACCCATTTAACAATCTTTCCCGTCATTGAATTGCGAAACTGAAAATAGACGGGGTTCAACCCGCACCAAGGGTCAATGCGAAACTGAGCGCAGGCAATGTTGAAGGCAAGTTCGTCAGGGTATGTGCCACCCCAAGGCATCTTCAGCTTATCTACCGGTATGCCGTTGTCAATGTTGTCCCGAACCTGCTCAAAGAAGTGAGTCAGCTTCTCTCCCTTGCGAAGAAACATAAACGAACTGTTAATGGCCGTAACCATCGCATCGTCAGGCAGTTCGTGGTATTCCCAAATCACATCAAGCGTTGCCCATTGCATCTCCGGGAAGTCGGGGCCATTTTGCTTTAGGTTCGCCATTGGAGTTCTGCCCTCTGGGTCAGTCCACGAAGCGGTTTGAGAGAAGAAAGGCTGGCCTTCTGGCAATGCCAACATCCTCTCCACCAAAGGTTTCAGCGACTTGAGCGCAATGCCGTCAATGTCAAAGTACAGGTTGTTGTCAAAGGCCATATACTTGTCAATCCGTGTCTTCGCCTTGCCGGGGCTGAATGAATACGAGGTGTAAATGTCCTCGTGTTGGATAATGGTGATAATGTCAAAAACCCAATACTTGTGGGGGATTAAGACATCCCGCTTATCGCAAATCAACTGAATCGGTAGGTCTCGGTCAAAGTGCTTGACCGATAAGGCGAAGTTATATGCCATTTCGTGATAGGCTGCCTTCCCGAAGGCCATTATCACTATGCCCGTTGTTTGTTCACTCATTTGTGCAAATATAGGTAAATCCCAAAAAAAATCCCCGACCATTGGCCGAGGATTCCTTTTTTTCCGAAGATTAACTTACACTCCGAAGATAGCGTCTGCGTTGGAAGGCGCAGGGTACTTCTGGGGCAGTTGGTCGGGGCCGAGGGAAGCACGAGCCGTACAGTTGAACATCTGCAACTCCTTGTTGGAAGCAGGGACATTCACCGGTAGGCAAACGTAGTTCACGGGCAAGGTAATCACCATAACCTCGTTGGAACCACACAGGTAGAGAATCAACCCCGTTACGCGCTTGTTCAGAGCGTTGTAGAAGTCAATAGCACCATCCGTAGTGTTGGCATCCATCCAAGTAGCGGTGAAATCAAACCCGGCCAAGAGGCTTTGTGGGCCACAGCCAACAGGGTTGTCAACATCTACGGGAGATGCGTCAGGGACAGTTCCGCGAATGTTCTTGATAATCTTGAGGTCGTTTGCGGCAATAGCAGTAAGGTATTTTGCACCATTGCTATAATCGGCAGCAGTCGCGAAAGTCGCGCCCGTTCCGAAAGCGTCTTCCTCAAGAATACCTATCGCAGAAATGCCGCCCCGATTGTATGCGCCACAAAGTACGAGTTCGTGGTTCGGCAAGGCAGAACAGCCGTATTCTAAATAAGCCATTTGATTAAAATTGAAAGGATTTTGAGTTTGTCATTGGATGGCAGACAGGCCACAACGCACGATGCTACAAAGATACTCACTCAAAGGTGAAATCAAAACTTAGGTCAAAGATGGTGTCCTCTTCGTCTCCAGGTTCACCGGGGGCAGGAGGGCCATAGACCACATACTCCGATTCAGGCGCAGGAAGCCTTTGGTCATCGCCCGGCTCTTGCCCGACAAAGCCGATGCAACACAACTCCTTCCTCAAATCCTGCTCTTTCACCTCAACCTCCAAGAACGCAGGAGCAATCAACCGGGTGCGAATCCAAGTGGGTGAATAGGTCTCCGAACGGGTGAAGTAGTAAGCGTCCGTGTTCCCATCGTGGATGTAAAAGAAGTCGTGCCGACAAGCCAAGCGGAGGAAGTTGTGAACCCACTTAGGAGCAAAGTTTACCACCATCTCCATAAACTCGCGGCTCTCCACATAGACAATCCGCTTCTTCCCACGGCTATCCTGGTAGGAAATGCTCTCCCCATCGTACTGCGGGTTTCTAAGCTCTCCGTAGATGCGCGTCAAGTGCAACCACTCCGTAACTCCTAAAGCCTCCGAAACAGTTGGGTAAGTGAACCCAAAGGCACAAGCCTCCTTGCTCTCGGATGTGTCTTGCCCGGCTCCGATTCGCAGGGTGTTGCACGGATCCGTGATCCACTTGTAAGGCTCCGTAATGCAGAACTCAAGCGAGTCTGGGGTGGTTGGAAGGGTGCGGAATTGGTCTTGCGTGTCCCAACAATAGTCCTTCGTGATAAGGATGCGGAAACAAGCCTGCGGGTCGTAGTTCAACTCAGCCGTCCGGGTCTCAAAGTGAAAATACTCGTAGAGGGCGTTGGAGATGATTGGATAGAAAGGCCCGGCTCCCGAAAAGTCCTGCGATACCCTTGCGCTATCAATAATCGTCTGGAAGACCGAAGTAAGGTTCAGCCTGACCGAAGGTATCAACACGGGCGTGTATTCAACGAGGCGAGATACCTCAAGGCCCGAAAGGGCGTAGCTGAATGGTGCGCCCGGATTCCCTTCAATCAATAGCTTCGCAAAACTGTTCCAGGATGAGTCGGTGCGGTAGTAGAAATAATGCGTCCCTTGAGCGGTTATTTCACCCAAATAGACCTTGCTGTTTGTGTTGATTTGAGCATAAACCTTTATGCCACTCGTTATGTAAGCCCCGGCATAGCTCTCCGTTGTAACCTTTATCCGATAGCTTGTGTTGGGCTGATTCATTATAGCACTCAGCGAAACGAGGGTCGGAGAATAGGTCGCTATAATGCCTGCCGGTATTCCAGAAAAAGTACACCAAGAAGAACTGAACACAACCTTGTTAAAGGTCGGGCCGGGATTCGGAGTGAATGCTGCAAGTAATCCCGCCCACCCCGCAGAAACGTACTTAGTCGTTGTGGCAATGCCGTAGGCCGCGTATGGGCTTGTTAGGGTGGACAAATCGGTGAACAAGGGGTCGTAGAGGTATTGGCCACAGTAAGGGTCATCAACCTGTACGCTTAACATCTCCGAGTTGTAATCGTTCTGCCCGGCCATTAGCGCGTCAAACCTCGCCTTGAACTCTGCCTCGCAAGGGCCGTAAGGCACAACGCTCAACGCAGGAATAGCCCCATCCGCATTCGCTCGTGTCTCGGTGATAGCCCAATAATCAATCGCCTCAAGCAATACCGGTTGCTCGTAGTCCCCCGTCTTGCAGTCCGTGCAGTCCGTGCCATCGGGCGTGAAGCAGGTTATCTCAACAGCGTCAACGTCAAAGCGCACATAAGGCTCCGGGCCGAGGGACTGAATGAAGAAGTTTGGAGAAGCTCCCGGAAGAGGGGACGAACCCGCTCCGAGGGGATTCAAGATGATAGGCAAAGAATACCACCCGTTGCCCGTAATGTCCACCCTGTTCAACCCAACGGCAATAGCACTACCGTAGGTTACGGACTTGGTGTTGTAGGTGAAGTTGGAAACCCTGAACTTCAGCAGGGCATAATCGCACTCGTTGCGAATGCCGTAGTCCACATAGACTGTGGCGTTCGGTGGGCCAATAAACGAAATGGTCTTAGCGTAAATCTCGTACTCGCAAGAGGTGTCCTCCAACTCGGAAAGTTCGTAGAACTCGTAGAACACCGAGGTCGTACACGCGCTCGTTACTGAAGGGCTTGCGGGAGTCGCGCCATCGTAGGTTGCTCTGGCATTAAACCTCTCCCAAGGGGTCATTTGGAAATACCCTGGATTGAAGGGATAGCCGGGAGAGTAATAGGGGTCGCTCAAAGGAATGGCCCCGGCTGAATCGGCCCGGCTGTTGTAGAGCGACCAAACCGTTAAGCCGTTGTAACCGCCCCAAAAGGTCAGCTTGGAAGCCGACAAAAAGGCCGCAGAGCCAACGATTCCGTAGTAATTTGCGTTCGTGAGAGCATCAAAGGGAGCAATGTTTCTCCCTTCAGTAGAGGGAACGCAGACAATAGGCTGGTTGGGACTTATCATTCTGTTAGAAGCTCAAAGTTAGTCATTCCTGTTTTAAGATTATGCTCAACGCTCATAATCCACCCGCGAGTGCCATTCACAACGATGTATTTGGTCGGGTTGCTGTTGACTTGATTGAACTCCGCTCTGCTCAATGGGTATTCAAAGGAGAGCGACTTGGCTATTTTAATGGGTAGATTGTTGACCAACAAGTACCCGGCATAGCGCAGGCCACTTGGTGCGCGAAATAAGAAGTTTCTTGCAATAAATGGATGGATGCACGATCCGGCATAGGTGAATGCTATTGGGTCGGTGATTAATGCGTTTTGTTGATATATGCTGCTAATGGTTCCCGTTTGAACCATATTCAATATGGTTTTAGGGGTCGTTAAATTATCGGTGTCTTCTTCAAACAATAGCCATTTGTTCTCTTGGGTTGACACAAATCCCTTTGAAAGACCCCCGGCAGGCTTCGGGTTGGACACGATTCCATTGTAAGAATCGTTTGGTATAAGGAAGTAATTAGACACCCCTGCCTCGTTTTCTGAACATTCATTTGAAACATACCCTGCGTCTTGATAAAACACGGAGGTATTGCTAAGAGTTGGGTTTGAATAATTAATAGACGAGAAGGCCAATGGATTCTCGGTTTTTAGCATTACGTCTTTAACGCTTGAAAGAGATACCGATTCGCTGTTGGAAAAATAATATGGTTGATTTTCAACCCTTAAATAAAGATTCCCGCCAACCCTAAAAAACGACATACTCAAATTGTAAAAGGCGTGAAGGCCCAGAAACAAGTTTGACAAGGAAATGGATGGCATTGAAACCGCTGGCTCTATCATAGAGACATTGGTTGCGTAAAGGTTTTTTGCCCCATAAGTAACGTCAACCGATGAAACAAGCGTGACCGTGCTTGGCCCACCGAGGCAAATAATGCTTATGGATGTTTTGTGGTAAAAATATATGTCCACAAAATGCTCCACATTGCCCGTAATAGGGTCAATCTCAGAGTCCGTTCTTGCTGCATACGGAAATACAATGTCCTGATAACTGTTCCCCCCTGAGTCCGTAAATACTTGTTGGTTGAGCATTGTGGCAACGGCCTGAGCGTATGTTGCGTCATCAACCACCGAAAGAAGAGCAGGGCCACCTAATGTTCTTACGATGAGATTCCCGTAAGGGTCGTTCCAGGTTGCTTGAATGGGGAATCCGTTTGTGTTAAAGCTGCATTTTACTCTCAGTTTTTGTGGGCGATAATTTTGCGAAGTCAGAAAGTCGCTTACCAAAGTGACATCATTATCGGTTATGTACCTTAAAACGTATTGAAGTAAATCAAAGACATTAAAGGCAAACCTGTTTCCGTAAACGCCATTTGTGTTAAACTGATGGCTTGTGCAATTTGCCAAAGACCCTCCATTAATCGTGCTTTGATTAACGGAGTTAATTGGAACCAATGCGTCTTTAAGTCTAAGTATTCTCCCTTGGGCGGTGTTGTCCTCTACGGAACAGGTCGCAATGCACTTATAGGAATTGAACTCAACGTCATTTAGGTATATTATCCCGTCAAAATCAAGCCCATTGTCGCAGTCTTCAATAATTCTACAATCAATTCTAACGCATAAGTCATTGTTTGAATAAAAAGAGTAAAGGATGTCATATCCATCGCCCCAAAACTCCAGATCAGACACCATCGTGGTGAACAAGCCCGGAAAGTCCTCATTTCGTTGAATGGAGATGGCAGCATCTTGCAACCCCATCGGTTCGTTGGTCAAAGTCTGACCATCCAGAATAACGGTGAAACCTGCCATTACCAAGCCCTCCTTCTGTAAACCTTGTGGGCCGTTTTCGGCTTGCTCATAATCCTGCTGAAGTCATCCCAATTCGCAATCTTCACGCTCTTGTTCCTGCGGATTGCGTCAACCATCTCTGCGTTGTTCATGTCAAGGGAGTTGCTAATGTTTTGGGCGAAAGATCCTTGCTCCCGACTCATCGCCATAGCCCCGGTGTACTTCTTCGCCACAAACGCCTCAAACTCTCCATCCCGGATTGCTTGAAGGACGGGTTTGTACCGCTTTGTCTCCTCTGCGGTCATCACCGATTCACCACGCGATAGCCTGGCGGGGATGCTATCGGAGGTCTCCGAACCTGGGCCTTTGAGGTCAATCACACCGTCTTTGAATGCCTGCGGGAATTGAGCGGAGTCAATTAAGCTGATTTGCTTTATGGACATTGCGCCAAGCGCAAAAGCGGCAATCGCCCCACCAACCGGGCCAAGGTCTGAAAATGCCCTCGCAATCGCTGAGGCGGTGTTTATGAGAACCTCAACCTTTTGAGTCTGCTTGTTCTGCTCAAAACGCTTCCGCTCAATTTCGGTGACTTGCGCGTTGTACTCTTCCTCAGAGATAAGCCCTTGCGCAAGTTTGTTGTCAAGAGCAACCTTTTGGTTTTCGTACTCCATCTGCTGAATCTGGGTGAACTGACCGTAGATACCGGCAGCGGTATTCACGAACTTACCGATCTCTTTAAGGTTCTCTTGGAAAATGGCTTTGTCCCTGTTTGCGGTAAGGGCATCAATTTCCTCCTTCGTTCGTCCGTAGAGAAATGCCTCGGCTTTTAGTTTGCCGTAGTATTCACGGATAGCCTTGATTCTGCGTTGCAGGGAATTGCCCTCATAGCCATCCAATCCATCCTGCAATCGCTTGTAGAACTCGGCATAGTCTTCGGCCTCTTTCTGCTTGCCATCGTGAAACTTCTTGTCAAGGTCTGCGATGTCAATGTTGGCTTTGGCAAAGATGGCCTCAATTTCTTTGGCCGTCTTGCCCTGGATCTCGGCTTCCTTAGCGGCAAGTTTGGCCTTCGCCATCACCAACGCCTTCTCCAACTCAAGCCTTCCGTCCGTGCCTTCTTCGTGAAGCTGAATATCGGTTTGAATGGCGGCAGCGCGGTCTTCCAACTGCTGCTTCGTGAGGTCTTTAATATCCTTGTCAAGCCTCTCCAACGCCTCTACGCTCGGCACATAAACGCCTTCCTCCACAATGTCGGCCATTTCGGGGGTGAAGGACTGAATCATCTTCTTGGCCTTATCCAAGTCTTTGTCAAGCTTCGCAATGTCAAGCCCCATTTGGTTGGGCGTTCCGGCCTTCTCAAGTTTCACCAAGTCCTTACGGGCCTGAATGACCTTTATGAGTTGGTTGTAATACGCGGTGGTTCCTTCGGTGGTTTTGAGCAACAAGGTCTCCTCCAAAGCGATGCGCTCTTTGGCTGCTGCAATGGCTTCTTTCTGTGGGTCTGCGCCCCCTTGCCCGGCAGGGCCACCTTGAGACGCGGCAATGCGTTTGGTCTTTATCAAGTCAAGGGTGGCTTGGTCTTCTTCTTTTGCCTTTTTTATGGACTCAAGAGACAGCTTTATCTCTTCTCTTTTTTGTTGTAATTGCTTATTGAAAGCGTCAAACACAGCCTTTCCACCGCCCGTTCTTTCGTGTATTTGAGCGCGAACAACCTTCTCCCCGGCATCCACATACATATTCCACTCCTCCCTTGTTGCGCCTATGGCCTTGCCGATGGTTTCGTACAATTCTTTTATGGCCCTTGAGTCGGCTGAGAGTTCTTGCATATCCTTGTCGGATAACGTCACCCTCATTTGAAGCTCATTTTCAAACCTTTCCTGCTCAATTTCTCCGAGTTTTTTGTAAATCTCGTATTGCTTCTCCGCTGACTTTATCAACTCGCTCTCCCTCTTGGTTTGGTCTTCGGTTCTTTTCTCGGCCTTTTTTGCCGATTCTTCCAATACCCTTTGACCATCAAGGTAGTATTGCGCAAGAAAGCTCCCTTGTGCAGCGAGTTTTTTGTTTTTCTCTATTTCAAATGCGTTAAGCCTCGTTCCGGCTCTCATAAAGCCATCAACTTTCTCCTTAAACGTAAGCTCCTCGTTGGTCATTACGTTGTTGATGTCCGTCAAAAACGTAGCCAACCCGCCAAAGGCGTTTTTTATGAAATCAAGGTCTGAGAGGTTTTTCTTGAACTCAATAAACTGATTGCTAATCCTCGTTAAAATAGCGTCAAGAGAGTTTTTCTTTCCTGAAAGCGCAGGGCCAAATTCCTGCTCCAAAACCCTTGCGAACTCAGGAAGTATCTCCGCAGAAATAATCTTGCCCTCCTCAAGCATCTTGGTGAACTGTCGGTTGGTCAGCTCTTGGCCGGGATGCAAGCGGTTGTATGCCCTTGTCATCAAGTCGGACGCACCGGGCAAGGCTTCACCCAACTGCCTGCGCAACTCCTCCGCTGCCACAACTCCTTTGGAGAGCATTTGTTGCAAAGCGTAGAAGGCTCGTTGGGTCTGCAAGGATGAAGCTCCGGCAGCGCGAAGGGATGTCGCAACCTTGGAAAATATCTCTTCGGCAGCTGCGCTTGAAAACCCCGCCATCTTCGCGGCAATCGCAAAGCCTGAAAAGCCTTCGGTTAATTCCCGAATGCCAATACCGAGTTCATTAGCGGTTTTTTGAAGCCTGCCGAAAACAGCCTCACCGCCCGTGGTTGTTCCTGCGACAAAGTTGATTCGGTTTTGAAGAATCTCAAATTGCCTTTCTACATCTACGAGCGACTTGGTGAAGTCTATGACGGCATTGATGCTAAACGCGGCAATCATTCTTGTCGTAAGCATCTGAAAAGCCCTCGTCAACAAATCCGAAGAAGCCCTAATCCCACCTATGGCGTTGCTTACTCTATTGGATAAATTAACCGTGTTGTTCAGTTGGTTATTGACCTGGCTCAAGTTGGTGTTTACCTGCGCCAATACGTTCACCGTTGTGTTGAACGAATTGTTGATATTGTTTATAGTGGACAGCCCTTGGGCCGAGGCAATGTTGGATAGAGCCTTGGCCGCTGCGGTCGCGTGGGCCGCAAGCTCCTTGTTCTTAGCAATCAGTTCATCAAGCTTCCTCTTGAGGTCATCTACATTCGCATCGTAACTTACGGATATCCTATCAGCCATTGTGGTTTTGTTTAGCCTTGCGTTGCCTTTCCTCTTGGAAGTGCTTGAGCAAAGTTAAGACATCCTCAACGGATGTTTTCATATACTCCTTGTATAGAAAGATATCGCCATCCGCAAGGAAGACGAAGAACTCACGCCAATTTAGGTCGCTGAAGTAGAGTTCCGAGCCGATAGCTCTGACTTCAGGAGTTCCTGGGTCGCTTCCAGCCGGGAGGCCGCCATCTCCCAGAAGATTGTCCAATCTTCTTCTAAATGTGCGATATTGGGAAAGTATTGACTCAGCCCGGCTAAAACGAAAAAATCATACAACTCCTTGCCCTTGTAGGCGTTTTTGAAAGACTCCACCTTCTTCTGCTCAAACTCCGCATTCCACTCACCGGGATTCTGGTCTTCACGAATCAATACCGCCCCGGCTAACTCCATCATCACCTCCGGGTGAATCAGCATCTCCTTCCTCTTGCGCATCTCCCCGACCAAAAAGCCGATTTGTGCCAGGTTCTTGACCGCTGCGCCCGAAACAGAGGCGTTCAGCGCGTTCTCCATATTCTCCAAGAAGATGTCCATCTCCTCCCGGCTCACCATTCTCTGCAACTGAATCACCAAGTCTTGGATCCGTCCCATCCGCTCAATGGGGATGTCAAAGATGTTCGGGTAGATGTAGAACTTGTGGCCCTCGCAGACCAACGCGAATTTCAGCCCCTTCATTGTGTCGGGCTTGTAGGTTTCGTCCCATACCATTTGGGTCAACTCCTTTTTGAAGAGTTTGTAAGCGATTTTGTGTATCACGACAGTTTGATAAAGATGAAATTGAGAGCCACGCCCATAATCATCACCACGGCCATCTCAAGGGGGTGGAAGCCGAAAATCGGGGCGGTGAGAAGGTAAAAGATGCCTCCCCAGAACGAAGCCATACACCCCACGCATCCGTACACCGGTTTGTGGAGCAT